AATAATGCGTTCCATAGAACAGATTCTTCAGCAGTAACAACAGAGCTAGCAAAGTCAGGGCGTAGATAGCTTGAGAACGAGAAGTCTACAGGGGCTAGCGAAGTATTGAACGAACGCTGACCCCGAACGGGGGCAACACCAGCTTCAGAGATCGTAACAGTATCTGCGTTAGAGTTTTGAGAGAATGAGAATCCATCTAAAACTTGGATTTCATAAGTATTTGTATTGGTAAAGCCGGAAGTGGCTACAACACCGGATGTAGAATCTACGTTAGTAGTGAAGAATACTCTACTATTACGTACTAAATTTAATGCCATTTTAATTCCTTTAAATGATAATGCCTGAAAGCATTAGAGCGGGTATCTTACTTGTATGTTGATTTCACCAACAGCATACGGGGTTAGTAAGCCCTCATCCGTGGTTATAGAAACTACTAAGATTTCAGTAGTTTCACTATTAGTGTTAATATCGTATACTAACACACGATTATTGTTAATAACATTTTCTATATCTTCTAGAAGGGCTTCTAGCTGATCTTGGGCATCTTCACCCTTGCAGTATACTTTAAGACATACCCCTAGGTAGGCCCATGTAAACCCTCCAGGTAAATACTCTCTGGTCTCTGTTCCTGGGGAACTGTATATACTGGGGAAATCAGATACCTCGTCCCAAAATTTTAACTTAGCATAAGCATTACGGAAGATATTACTACTATAAGGGCTTTCACCGTTAATATCTTTTAGCTTTTCACATATAGCTTTAACTATAGAGGTTCTTCTACTCATATTAATACAGCTCTCATTCTATTGCTAACCTTTTGCGCAGCTATTTCTTTAATGGCTCCACCAATTAACAGTTTAGGGTCTCGAGACCTAGGAGAACCTTGATTAAACCCTGGCTCAAACGTTTGGTAGGGGTATTTCATGTACGTATAGAACGCTGAAATTAGCCCATCTCTACTTTGTGTGAGTTTTACAACATTAGCAGAATCAGCAAATCTACCTGTTCTATAATTTAATACGTCTTTGAAGTTACCATTACCCATATTTTTGGCAATTGTACTTTCTAATCTATTATTTATTAAATCAGCTAGTAAAGCTAAAGAGTAAAATCTACCGTCATTAGTTCTAATTGCAGGAGGTTTACTTTTCAGTACATTTTGCTTTTTAAGGTTACCAGAGGCCTTAGAGTCAGTTGCTTTTTTAGTAGTTGACCTACCTTGTAGTATATCAACTATTAAATCTCTAGTATTTTCAGCTATTTCCGTGCGTATACCTAAATCTTCTTCTATGGCATTTAGTAGTATTGCTACTATCTTTGCATCTCGTGCATAGCTGTCAGAGTGAGTATTTGGGTCTACTAGCTTTAATTCAATTGTATGCTTATTAAGTGCACTACGAGAATGTTTTAAAGTTATATTAGCTGACTCAACTAATTCACGTAATATTGGCGTAGCTACGGATTGGGGTAGCTTATTAACTATTCCAGTAACTCTACTAATAGTACTAGATGAAACCTTTTTGTCTAAACCTACGTTCTCCAAAATGGCAGACAACTTACTAACTATACCAGACCTACCTAGTGATAAAAATATAGTACCATAACTTTTGTCACTAACTAGTATTGTTTTTGCTTTATTAATATCTGCTAAAGCAGTTTTAAGTTTGGTATAGGGCTTATACTGAGTAGATAATCTATATAGTAATCTGGTATACGTATCCTTGTCCAGCTTAGGGTCTTGTTCTAGTAGAGTATCATAAGATAAATCTACTGAGTAAATATCAGTTGTGTCTGAGGACTCAGAAGCATCAATCTTACGTATAACATCTCTTAGTATGTTATTTATTGATAGGGCCATTATGAGTAGTATGATTTATATAGGTCAAGTACTCTGCGTATATGTGCAGGCAAGGAAGTAGTAGTTATATATTCTATTTGTACAGTATTACTACCCGGAGCTTTAGTGCTATGAATTGCACTATCATTCTTAATATAATAAGTTACTAGGTCGTATAAAGCTAACTTGAGGTCTTCTGGTACTTTTTCGTATCCACCGGTATAAGTTATTTTGTAACCATTTGTTAACAAAGGAAATGAAGCCAACTTTCTAGGTGTGTTATCTTCATTAGCAGCAATAATGTTTATTGCTTTTATATTTCCAGTAACTTTTGATACTACGTAATGTTTAAATTCTTCTAAAGTAGTGTACGTATTACCGTAGTCAGTAGATACTTCTATACTTGATACATTTATTACTGGAGTCTCATCTAAAACTATAATAGGGAGCCCGCCTTCTGCGTACTCCAGCTTAGGGTCGTCTGCGTAATCAATAAATGATCTGCGGCAGTATGTTTTTACTAGCTCACTTATTTTAGGTATTAGCGAATCAATTATAGCATCACTATTAGTGCTAGCAATACCAGCAAAGGCCTTATATTCAGCCCGAGTAATTAATGGTAGTCCCATTTTATGATCCTTTATCTTTTAAAAGCTCACTTAGTAAGCTTTTAAAAGATAGGGCCGAAGCCCTATCTTAAGTTACATTAAGCTGTGTAACGTAGTGCAGCAACACCACTACCAAGGTTAGTAGCAACTTGAGCAAAGCCAGTACGTAGGCTAGCTACTAGTACACGACGCTGAGTTTCTACCAATTCTTGAGTATCCATACGAAGACCACGTTGGTTACCAACGATGAAGTTTGGAGTATAGATAGCAAAAGCGCCAATGTTGTTAATCGGGAATACACCAGAAGCAGCAACGTTAGTACCAGAAGCTTTTGAAGGCAATTCTGAAGATACTAGAACAGGGCTGTTACCGATTTGACCAATCTGACCAGTTAGCAAGGTAGCTTGTGTACCTACTTGGTTCATAGACTGGAAGGTCGCATCTTCTAGCAAGTCGTAGTATACGTCAGTATTAACTACGAAGGTTACTTCGTTAGGGTCTAGACCAAGAGCACCTAAGTCCTTACGTAGTGAACGCATTTTAGCGATAGTGATAGGAGTAGCTACAGCACCAGTAGTTGCTGAAACACCAGCATATTGAGCTAGACCCTTAACAGGATCGTTAACTGCACCAACACCTAGAGCAAGAGCCTTGTCTAGGCTACGAGCTGTACGACGAATCATGGCATCACGGATGATAGGTAGAAGAGTGATTAACGAATCTTCTTCTTCTTCGTAGGCCATATATTCGTTCGTTGCAAGTTTGTACGCATTTAGCGTAATTTCTTTCAACTGATGAACAGCAGTATTACCAGCAGAAGCACCCGCAGCACCTAGGGTAGCTGGAACAGCACCGAACTCGCTGTTATTTACCCATTTACCATATCCAGCTTCTGGATTGATCGGCATAGTCATAACGTTAGTCTTCATCTGAACGTTACGGAATAACGGAGCTAGAACTAGACGACGGCGAATTTCAGCTTCCATATTTAGGGATACCTCTAATTCCCATGTAGCTGAAGGTAAGTGAGCGCCGGTCTTCTCAATTACTAAAGTACCGTATTTGGTAGATTCAATGGCCTTACCTGAAATCTTCGAAAGCATAACAGCTTTTTCACGTTCAGTATAAGTAGATGTGTTACCACCCTTGTCAGCAAAGTTCATTTTAGAATCTTGCATAGCCTTGATTTCGGCGGATTTCTCGCGAAGGGCTTCTTCTAAACCCGCTAGAACGCTCTTAGTAGAGGTTGCTTGGTCTTCAAAACGCTTTTCGATATCGGCCATTAGCTTTTCTGCACCGGTTTCACCAGTTTGGATGTTAGCTACAGCGCTTTTGATTTTTGCTTCAAGAGCTGCATCTTCAGCTTCTTTCGCAGCTTTAGCAGCTAGGGCTTTTTCAGCTTCTGCTGCTACGGATTTCATAGCTTCTTGGGTAGCGGCTTTTGCGGCTTCGGCTACTAATTGTTGAATTTCTTCTGGATTCATACTAAATTCCTTAGGTTGGATACTTTTACTTCTTGACACCGGTTTAGGTGTAGTACTTGAAGCGAATTGTGATTTAAAGTGCTTATATTCTTCATCGTTATTGAACGATTTAGATAAGCTGAACAGTGTGTTCTGGTTGCAAGGTACTGAAACAACAGATATCTCTACCAGTTCCACTTCCTTTATAATAAATAGCTCTGCTACGGCATTGTATTCAGCATCTAAGATTCTGAATCCTACGCTAAACGCGGTTACTACCCCATCTTTTACTAAACTAAATACCTCAGCCGCAGCGGAGATTCTAGCTTTAACCCAGAGACCTTTACCGTCAATCTTGTGCTCTACCATTCGTCCGATGGGATCATCGTGATCATGTTGTGATAGAATTATAGGATTTTTTAGGTAGTTTTCAAGCCCCTTTTCCCATACACTGGCCGAGATCACATCGCCGGATCTATCTACGTCATTAGTACTTGCGTACCCCTCAATGTAGATCGAATCGATTTGGTCGTCAGAGCTGGGAAGAGTTTTAGTAAAAGTACTATTTAAAAATAAGATTTTATTTTTATCCATCGTACTCCTAGTTTACTTTGGTTTAGGCGCAGGAGGTCCTGCTGAGGGGGTGGGCTCTTTCTTAGGTGCTCCACCCTGTGAGGGATCAGCTGCAGAACCCGCTATATTAGCAGGTATACGAAGATCATCGTGCCCCGGTTTAGG